TTTAGAAATTGAAGAAAAACAATATAATGGTATTATTGCTAAGCTAAAAACTAAGAATTTTCTAGGTAGTCCTATACTAGATGAAGAAGGAGTAATCAATCATCATTTAGTTTTTAAGCCTTCTGATGACGGTTTTAGAATAGAAATAAATTTAATCAATACCCTTGTAAAAAATACTAAAGCTACTCAGGAGCCGACGACAGCTATAGCTCCTGAAGTAGTTTCTAGTATTCAAGAACAACCTGTAACTACTCCTCCTGAAGAATATAAGACTATTGTTCCTCCTGGTCCTGATAGTGTTGTAGAAGAAGAAGATTTTGGTATTTCTTTAACACCTGTATATGAACAAGACTGAGCAAATAGTAAGAGATATTGCTGAAAAACAAGGTATTCCTCTAACAAAGGCTAATGAAGTAATGTCTTTATACACAGATCTTATTGCTAAGACAATAAGTAATCCTGATAAAACAGATGAGAATGGTTTACTAGATATTAATAAGTTTAAAGTAATTCGTGTGCAACATTTAGGTAAGTTTGTTCCTAGACCTAATGCTATTAAGAATATAAATAAAGCAAGATTAAAACAAAAGACTGATGAATCTAGATAATAATTTTTGGAAAGAGTATCCTGAACTTTTAGTTTTAGAAAATACTAAAAAGTTTTATGATACTGATACTACAAAAGGTAAAGCATATTCTTCTAAAGTAATGTGGGGAATCTTTCTTATTCATTATCCAGATTCTTTATTTTATAATGCTCCTAATAAAATAGAACTTATTTCTAAATCTCATTTAAAAGATGAAAAGTTTAAATGGGATACTATGCAAAAAGTAGTAGATGAATTTAAGAATGTAGCTCTTACTGCTGCTGAAAGATCTTTAAACAATTGGAATGAGATTATGATACTTCGAGATAATTCTCTGAAAGAAATGTATAAAGATGCTACGACTGCTAAAGATACAGACGAATTAGTAAAGTTAGACAAAATGTTATCCTCTACTCCTAAAATGTTTGAAGACTATAACAGAGTTAAAGAAACTTTTGATAATGATAAATTAAAGAAAACAGGTAAAGGTAAAGTAGTATCGTTAGCAGATAGTAAAGATATATAATAATGATTAATAACTCTAATTTTCTTATTAAAGAAGTTCCTAATTTTCATCCTATTCTTGAACATTATGATCGACTAGAGTGGTGGAAACAACAAAAACGTAAATGTATAGAAGGAGACTGGTCTTGTGGAAAATGGATTCCTGGTCCTCTTTACTATTATGTTAACTTCCATCATATTAAAATAGAGTCTGAACATGGTTCTCAAATTATTTCCCTACCTTTCTTTAGAGATATTGATTGGGAACTATATTACTATTACGAAGAATGTAGAGGTTTCTCAGGTTTTGCTGGGGATAAAGAATATACTTGTGATAGAAAATATGGTCCAGAAAAAGAAGAAGCAATATCTTTAAATAGGATTACAGAAAAAGAAGCTAATTCTAAAAAATATATTAATGCTAGAGATTACCTTAGAAAGATACATCCTACTTCTTTAGGAAAAGCTTTATATAACAACTCTGCTAAAAACTTTATCTCAATACAATCACGAGGCGGTGGAAAAACTTATGGTACATCAGGTATTACTACGCATAATTTTATATTTGACGGAGCAAGAGATTATGATGTTTACCTTGAACAACAACAATTAAATAAACCTTTAGTATCAGAAACTATTGTAGGAGCTATTGATGCTAAATACTCTAGTATTTTAGTATCTAAAACTAAAGAAGCTTTTGAATACTACAAAGGAGGTTATCAAGTGGGAGAAATTAATTATACTTCTCCCTTACTTCCTATGTACACAGGTTCTTGGCTTCCTTCTAAAACAGCTACCAAAGTATCAACTTCAAGTAAATTTTCACATCTTACTTTTGGAGATAATCCTTTAGTAGCCAATGGTACTCGAGGTAACTTATACGCACTTGATGAAATTGGTTTCATGTATAATATTCAAGAGGTTATTGAAGGTATTGAGGGATCCCAAACATCTAAGGCTACTGTAAACGGTGTTATATGGATGTTAGGTACTGGAGGTTTAGTATCAGGTAAAGCTGCTCTATATGCAGAAGCTATTTTCAGAAATCCTGTTTCGTACAATTGTATTTCTTTTGATGATGAATACGAACATAGAGGAGAAATAGGATATTTTGTGCCTTTCTGGAAAACACTTAATGAATTTAAAGAAGGTCCTAATTTAATTACTAACGAACCTTTAGCTAGAAAGTATATTGAACACCGAAGACAAAAAGCCAAAAAAGGAAATAGTATTAAGAAATATCAAGGAGAAATTATCAATGGTCCGATAGTCCCTTCTGAAGCTTTCTTAGTAGTAGACGGTTCTTTTTTCCCTTCTTTACTACTCAAGGAGCAGTTAGCAGAAGTCGAAGGAGGATTATGTGCTAAATATTTAGAAAGTTCTTTTAAAGGAGTACTAAGATTTAATAAAGAAAATGAAGTAGAATTTGAAACGATTCAAGATTTATTTCCGCTAAGAACTTTTCCTTTAGAAAAAAATGATACAAAATCTGGATGTGTAGAAATATGGGTAAAACCTCAAAAGAATGATGCTGGGGTAATACCTTATGGTGTTTATATTGCAGGTATGGACGTTGTAGATAAAGCTAAATCTACTACTGATTCCTTACCTTCTATTTTTGTAATGAATAGATTTACCCGACAAATAGTTGCTGAATACACAGGTCGTACAGAAGATCCTAATGATTTTTATGAACAATGCCGTAAACTACTTTTGTATTACAATGCTACAGGAATGTACGAACAAAACTTACCTGGTCTCTTTACATATTTTGAAAGACATAGATGTACTTACTTACTAGCAGACACTCCTCCACAGTTACGTAATGCTGATACATACAAGGAAGGTTCTAATACATCTAAAGGTATTAATGCTGCTACAAAGGTTAATGCAACAGCTAGAGATTTTATTAAGTCTTGGCTACAAGAACGTATATCAGAGAACTCAGAAACTAAAGTATATCAGACAATATACTCACCTGCCTTACTTAAAGAATTAATCATGTGGAATCCTGATGGTAACTTTGACCGTGTTTCTTCATTAGGTATGTTAATGTGGCACGATGCTACAACTACTATTATCAGTAAGAAAATGGTAGAGAGTACTAAAACTTTCTTAGAACATGATTACTGGAAAAACATGGGTGTGTTAAAAAATACACCAATTATTGCAGATAATTCAAATTTTTAATATAAATTTGCATTTATGTTGTTTAAATCGTTTATATAATGAGTCACATTAAAATGCAAGGATATATCAATATGCCTCGACAAAAGGTTACTGATAAACAGAAAACAAAAGAATGGTTCCAGAAGAACCTAGACTTTGCAGAAAATATACTAACATCAGATTTTAATTTAAGAAGTAGTTTTAAAACTAAAAAGACTAATTATAATCTTAGAGCTAATATAATTAATAATAAGGATTTCGAGAAATACATTAATCCTGATCAACTAGACTTAAACTCTCTACCAGCTACTTTTCAACATATAGGTATAGAAAATTCTAAGATAGATTTACTTTTAGGAGAATATGCTAAGAGACGTAAAGAGTATCGAGCGTATCTATCTTCTAATGATGAAGAAGGAGTTTCTCGTAAAGAGACCCAGCTTAAACAAGATTTAGGTCGTATAGTTACTCAGTTAATTACTAAAGAATCTATCTCTGAAGAAGAAATTCAAAAAGAATTACAAAAGTTTGCTAAATATGAAAGATACGACTTTCAAGATATTGCTGAGATTACAGCTAATAAAATACTTAAACGTGAATACAAAGAACAAGATTTTGATTTTCTGTTTCTTCGTACCTTTGAAGATTTACTAGTAGCTGGAGAACAAATTGTATATTGTGGTGTATTAGGTGGAGAACCTGTAATGCGAAGAGTAAACCCTAATAACTTATATACTCTAGGAGGTTCCTCTATGCGTATAGAAGATTCTGATATTATTGTAGAATATGGATATAAATCTGTAGGACAAGTAATAGACGACTATTGGGACGAACTTACCGAACAAGATGTAGAGTTTTTAGAAACTGGACATTCTGCTACTAAAACTTCTGGAGGTATAGGACTTAACAGAGATATGTCTGTATTTGATAGATACGGAGAACTTACTGAGTTTCAGATATTCCATCCTAATGAATTAGGTAATAGAACCTTTGCTGGATCTTTTGACTCTTACGGTAATGTTAGAGTAATGAAAGCTACTTGGAGATCTAGACGTAAAATAGGTAAACTTAAATACTATGATGAAGATGGACAAGTGCAATATGACTATGTACCTGAAGATTATAAAATAAATAAAGACTTAGGAGAAGAAATAGAATGGAAGTGGGTAAACGAATGGATGGAAGGTACTAAAATAGCTGATGATATTTTTGTAGCTATGAGAGCTGTTCCTTATGCTTCTAAATCACTAGTCAATAAATCTAAAGGAACTCCTTCTTATATTGGTACTACTAATTCAATGGGAGACTACCGAGTACAATCTCTTACTGACAACATTAAACCTCTTACTTATTCTTTCGATATTGCTTATTACAAACGTGAGTTAGCTATCGCTACCTATAAAGGTAATTTTGCTGCTATCAACTCTTCTCTAGTGCCTTCAGGTTGGGATCCTAAAGAGTGGATGAGATATGCTACCATTAATAAGTTTGC